TCTTCCACCAAACCACGCATCTGCTTGATACCGAAAACAATCTTTGCAACGTTTAGGCATATCAATCACTAATACTGCTTTACTCATTTTCTTCTTTCCTTTCTTTCTCAATTATACAATTGTTCCCAAGTGAATTCTATTCCTATGAATCGCCTGTTGATCAGTTCTGTTCTGTGGTCTCCTTTGGATATACGATACAACCTTCTTGCAATCCTCAGTGCATCCTCTTTGGTGACTGTGACATACTTCCGTCTTATTGTTCGGAATTTGATTTCGGTGTCGACAGACATTCCCTCATCCTTCTTTCCCATTCTTCCTGAATGCACTTCTGCATATACTCAGCAAAGGCATCGTCTTTCCGCAGTTCCTCGAGTTCTTCCTTTGTCAATGTTGTTTTCTTCCACACAGTGATGGATATACCTTCATCAGTCAAAGCGACTTGAATGTTCTGCCCACCATTTATTTGCCCGTTCTTGTTCATCCTCTATTCCCTGTATGTCATCAAGACAGTCGTTATATCCAATCTTCCAATCAACCCTCGACTGACTGTTGTATGGTTGCCTTTCCCACTTCTCAGGCAATGGTCTCAATGGACACCAACAAGGTCTTACCTCTAAATACATATCCCTTGTGTTGTGTTCTGCTCCATCATCGAGAGCATCGCACCGAAATCCCATATCATAATTGAAACGACATTCATCACAGTTCTTCGGCATATCAATCACGATTACTGCTTTTTTCATTTTCTTTCTCCCTTCCACTTCTCCAACATTTCCTCAACAGACTTGTTTCCATACTCATCAAGGAAATTCTCAATCCACTCGATTGTGATTGCCTCGACTTCAAATGCACGTTCAATTTGATATATTGAATATGCGGTGAAGTCTCCAACATAATCACTGTACTCGGCATCGGGTTCGAGTTCGTTAATGTTAATCAGTCTCTCTCTCATTCTCTTTCTCCCAATCTTCTAACAATTGTCTTATGTCATAATCAACATACCAATGTTCAGCGAGTTTTCTTTCTATAAATTCGATCGGAATTGCTTTTACTGTTGGTTGGTTATCTAACATCACCCAAGCAAAGTCTAACCCATCAGCGAAAATTTGTGATTTCTCTCTGTCTTTGTCGAAATGTCTGATATTTTGGCATTCCTCTAATAATTTCTGTTGTGCTTTATAGGCATCTATTATTCTGCTCATTTTCTTTCTCCCAATCTAATAATTGAGCATCATAATGCTAAGTCCTAAGAACACCATTGTCATACCGATAATACATAACCATTTAGCAATCTCTTCCATCATTTTCTTGCCTCAACTGTCTAACCATATACTTTCTGATTAGTTTCTTTTTCTTTCTCCCACATTTCTAATAACTGGTCTATTGCCTTAGCAAATTCATAATTCAACCAATATCTATTCAGTTTTTCCTTTATCCACTCAATAGGAATTGCTTTTACTGTTGGTTGTCCTTGCAATATTGCCACCACTCTTGACACTGCTTTTGTTGTGACATTTTCAACAATATCGTTTTCTGCCTTATCTACATCAATTAGTCTGCTCATTTTCTTTCTCCCACGTATATATGATTTTATTCACGATCAAGCATATTACTGCCGACCAATTCTTCTTGGTTATATCAAGATATTTTCTGCATAACCACTCGACAGGAATTGCCTTATTGTCTTTCATTCAAATAAATCTCCTATACAGACAATGAGGTAAATTATCATTGCTATTGTCACTGCAATAAACAGAATTGCGAGTGTCCACAGAATCACTGTTATTGCCAAGTTCATTTGCTCTCCTTCCTGTGTTTCTTCACGATCAGGTACAGGGTGACATAGCATATCACCATTCCCACTATGACTCCTAATAAGAATTTAATCATCCTCTCACCTCGTATTCATTCCACCATTGAGACATCCATTCGTTCTTTAATTTGTCCATTGTCTCAACACAGGACAATGCTATTCTGATTGCCTCTTTCTCTCTCTTGCCGAGATACTTTCTGTCGCACTTGTGATCAAGCATCTCCATCAGAATGTCTTTCACTTCACTTGATTTCATACAGTATTTCTCTCCTTCCTCTGCCTTTGTGCGGTCTTGTTGTTGTCCTGATGTTAATCGCAGTCTTGATTCCGTTTAAATGAATATCTAGTGCGGTTTCACTCAACCCTAACGCATCAATTATTTCCCTTTTTGATGCTCTAGGATTTCCTCTCATAAACCCCAAGAGACAGGCATCAACGAAACCATATTTGCAAATGTGATCAGTCTCTACTTTGATTTCCATTTCTTTATTTCTCCAATTTCGTCAGTTCCTCTTTTATTCTTGGATAGTATGTCTGCCAAATATTCTGCTCCGACATAAAATTATCCTCTGCCACTCTCTGCACTGCTTTGGTTATCTGTAACCCGTCAATGACTACTGTCGAATATAATTGATATTCAATGCCCTTCATCCTCTTGAGGTTCTTCCCCATATCCTTTAACAGTTTGCTGAGAGACGACATTTCACCTGTTAATTTCTCGATTTCCTCGTCTAGTGATAACCCCGTTTTAGGATTGCGTTTCGTCACTAGGTCGAGGAACACACTCATTCCGTCAATCCCCCAATTTCGGGAAACACCCAATCCCTCATAATTCGGTGATTTCCGTCCGAGGTATTTTACATAGTAGACTTCTCTTTTCTCCCTGAGGTATTGATAACGTTGTTCGCACGATCTCAAGTCGAGAAGAGTGTTCGTGTAATTTCTTAATATTGCCATTTCCCGAAATCCTCTTTTTTACAATGATGTGATTTTCTCCATTTCTTCCTGTGGTATGTGGTCGAAGTGATATTCACCATTGTTGTTCTTGAATTTGATTTTGAGTGTGTCTTGCCCATCAGTCCTGATGTAGGATATGTCATCCCAATTGATCAGGATAGTGTCACCGAGAATGTCAGTGATTTTCCATATTTTCAGTGACGATACTTGTTTTGTTGCCATTTCTCCACCTTATGAATTCGGACATATTCCTGAATTCTTTCCCTTCTGCCTGTTTCTTCATTTCCTTGTAATACTCAGCACGTTCCCTGTACCATTTCTCTGCATTCTCTTTTCCGAACAGTTTCAGTCGTGCATCGTATAATTCATTTGCGAATCGTCTTACTACGTTCATTACCACCCATCCTCTTCCAAATGTTTCTTGAATTCATCGGACATTTTGTCCTCTGTCATTGGTTTATAGTCGTCTGTTTTAACAGGTGCAGAGTCGTGCTTTTCCCAAGTAATGACTTTCTGTTTCCAATTCTTCACTTTGTTTCCTTTACTGTCTTTCCAATCGTTCCGAGTATAGTAGTCATAGAATTTCTGTGCATCAACATTGTTGTTTCTCTGCTTGCAATACTCTTGGATTTCTTCGAGTGTTGGTGCTATATACTTATTACCTATCCTATCCTTACCTATCCTATCCTTACCTGTGTATACATAATCTGTGTATACATTCGAGGTATAAGCACCCTTTTCGTCTATCTGCAATTGTGACTTTTCCTCGATGTATTTGGTCTCTTGGTATCGGTCTTTTTGCAGATAGTTGTTAATTCTCCAATGCTTGATCACTATGACTCCCGATTCAAACGGAATGATGAATTTCTTCTCAATCAGTATTCTCAAGTCGTCTGTCGTTGCTCCTGATTGTCTCATAATCGACTTCGGGTTATTGACGAACCCGTCATCGTCAGCAAGCATTCCCATTGTCATATACAGGCATCTTGCTCCTAGAGGCATATCAAGGAACGCATCCGACAATACTATGGTTTTTGCAAACATTCTTCTTTCTGCCATACTTATCTCCTGTACTTGTCAATGACTTCCTTGACTGTCGTGTAGTATTTAGGAATTACCCATTCATTTATCGGTGAATAGTAGTATTCCTCGACCTTGCAATTTGCGACATCAATGGTCGTGTCTCCGTTCTGATAACATTCGTTGTGTGTGATGTGTAGGATGATACAAGGGTTCTTGTACCTTCTTGCGAATTCCTCGAGTAGGTTCTTCTGCCCGTTGTATATCAACCCTTTTCTTCTCCATTTCCGTTCTCCAAGAATGAGGATGTCGTTGCCTTCCTCGTCTTTTCCTAGAAAGAACAGGTCAATGTCACTTGGATGGTTCTTGTCGTCATACATTGAGGAGAAGTCCATTTCGAGTCTGTATTTTGAATTGTTAATCATAACCAATTCCTCTTGAATTCCTTCATCCACTTGTCGTGCCCGTAGACCATCTCAAATCGTTCCTGTGCGATTTTCCTGAGGTAATTGGAATAAGGGATTCCCCTTGCAGAATGCACCGCCTCGTTGCCTGTAACGTGACAGGATGCACACAGATAAACCCACAGTCCATAGTGTTCGGACTTGTTCCTGAACCGAGAACCCACTATGTGATGTTTGTGAAGGTTCTGAGTAGTCCCACACCTGAAACACACACGATCATTGCTGATGATTGATTCAGTCATTCGACCACTCCCTTTCGATTTGATCAGACAGGATTCTGATTTGTAATTTGTAAACGTTTATTGCCTCAAGAGTCGCCTTGTAAAGTGCCTCTGTTGTGATTTCCCTTACCTTTGCCCGTGCCACTTCCTTCTTTCCTCTTGCGATGATTTGTAGGTTCGTGACAGGTCTGCCCTCGTTTTCCAACCTCAGGACAGTCTCGGCAAGGATGGTTCTGTATTCCCTCTGTGCCTCTGCGTAGTCCCTAGACACTTTCGGGATGTTGTGAAGTGTGCGGTCTAATTTCTGTGATAGTTCCATCAATTGATTGTATAAGTCCATATATCGAGAGAGAGTGAGAACGAGGGTCAAGGAGAATTTTTATGCCAAAATGAGACAGGGGTTAAGTAGTCCTCACTCTCTCAAAGAATGCCTAGAAAGGCAGTTCTTCCTCGGTTATTGAAGGGAATGGTTTGACCACTTCAACAGGTTTATTCCCTTCTTCTTTTGGTTTGCTATCACATAATGTCAGACCTTCACAAATGACTTCTGTCGCATATTTCTTTTCACCATTACTGTCATACGACCTCACCTGTAATCGCCCGTCTACGCCCACAAGAGACCCCTTGTCGGTGTACTGTGCGAGGACTTCTGCGGTCTTACCCCAAGAGGTGCAATTGATGAAGTCTGTGTTGTCTTTGTCCCTCTGCACTGCGAGGGTGAAATTGCAGACACTCTTTCCGTTTGGTGTTGATTTCAGTTCTGCTTTCTTGGTAAGTCTGCCGATTAGTGTTACTCTATTTATCATTGCTTTCTTCTTCCTTTCTCAATTTGCTGATGATGTTGTCTATCTCTTTCAAGGTCAGAACACCATCCAATTCATCCAATGTGTTGATTCTGTAATAATTCAGGAATTTCACTTTCCTGTCAGGGTGACGATAGAAGAAGTCATCAAACCAAGAACGATATTTGTTCTCCTTCATAATGTCCTCATTTTTAAATGGGACTTTCGTCTCTGTGTTTGTTGTGTCACTGTCCTTGACATCGTCAATCAGGAACAGTCCGTTGAGTGCGTACTTTCTTGCGTAGGATGATGATGCACCTGTTATCTGTGAACCATCCATTCCCTTCTTCACTTCTTCCTCTCTTGCCAATGCAGTGTTCTCAATCCACATATTCCGATTCACTGCATCCTTGAGGACTGCGTGTGATTTCACATAATACCTTTCACCAACCATCACGACCTCATCCCACATATACAAGGTCATCAGGAATTTCTTGAGTAATGGTTTCACTGCGTTGTAGATGTCCTCGCAGTTCCTGTACCGATAACCACCGAATTTGTTGAATTGGTTCTTCGGTGCGTTCAATTCGTTCTGCAAATACATCAGTCTTTCTTCAAATCGTGTTGCCTTCATTTGCCGATACCATCTGTCTAATGGTGTCTCAGGGATTTTGTTTTCTTTCTTTTCTGTCATTGTTCCTTTCTCCTAATATTCCTTGATGGAAAGGCACTGCCCGTGTTTGTACTCTTCCCACCGCAATTCCTGTTTTGACATTCTTCCGCAGATAACCTCATATCCGTCTGCGAAAATGTACTGATAATACTTCCTCATCTGCCCACCCATAACCACAGGATGAGTGCGAATAACATTGGATATGTCACCAACATTCCGCATCCGATTGCCATTGCCTTGACGAGGATTTCTCTTGATGTTTCTTTCATACTTGTTCTCCTATTCCGAGTCTCTTTAACACCTCGACTCTTGGTGCTCTCTGTGGTCTTGATTTGATAACCAAGAACCCTTTCCTTTCCATTTCCTGATTGACTGTCCTGATGACTCTGTTCGCCTCTCGGTGTGTGATGCCGAGCAGATCAGACAATTCAAGGGCATCAATCATCACATTGTTTTTCACCATCTTGGTGAACCCTAGTCCATAAAAAAGACTCTCGGAGAACATCCGTATAAATCGGCAAATTCAACGATTCGTCTCAGGTCTAGTTTCTGAGGTTGATTCTCATAAGACCTCACAGTCTGCACTGTGACATTCATCAGTCTTGCAACATCTTCCTGTGTGAGTCCTTTCTTGACTCGCATCGCCTTGAGGTTGCGTGTGATCTGCTCGAAGTCAAACTGTTCCATACTATCTCCTTTCTTTCCAATATCCATATACACACCTCTGCCCATCTTCTGAGCAGTCAAATGTGTCATATAACACTCCATCCCTGACACAGGAATAGTGCCTTGACAGGTTGAGGATGATGTTCCCTGACGGGAGTTCCTCTTCCCTTACGTGGACTCTGCATCCTGAACCAATCTGCATCGTTGGATGCCATTCCCATCCCAACCATTCCTGAATGATTTTCTGTGCGGTGACCTTGTGGACTCCGTTCCTTGCAGACGACTTTCCGACTCGTCTCTTGCACGTTCTCTCCTTCTTGGAGTATTCGTTTATCTTGTCATAAACGACCTTGTAATCGAGTCCTGTTGCGTTGCAGATTGCTCTGCACAAGCAGTCTCCCCGTTCTCCCTTGTAATACTGAGAACGACCACCATCTGAATAAACGAAGTCAATCATAACTGCTCCTCATACAGGTCGATTTCAAACCCATAGTTGCCTGTCGGAATGATTGACACCCCGTTCTTCCCGTCAACGTTCCAAACGTGTGTGACTTCGCATTCGTGAGTCATTCCCCCGATTTTGCCAGTGAATGTGATGATGTCTCCAACATTGTACTTGCCAGTGTACTGTTCGGTTTGGTTGTCAATGACATAGTCATAAGCATCCATTGGATTGTCCTCTGCTCTTTCTATCCACTTCTGACCGAGTTCCTGTGCCTCTTCAAATGAGTTGCAAACGTTAGTATGTGACTCGATTCCGTTGAGGTATAAAGTCACATAATATGCTTTTTCGTTGTGTGTCTGTGTTCCTTTCATTTCCTTGTCTCCTTTAGGTTTACACCTGACCGCCTGTGGCGGTTTCGTCTCAATTTCCAGAGACTCATCAGAGGTGCTTTATATAATGTCCATATATGCCTTTGTCTCGTTGTTCTTTACTCTATAACAATACTTGACAGGTTCTCTTTCGGGGTGCTCTTTGTTGTATTTGTTCCAAATAGCATTTACCTTTTCCATATAGGCATTCACTTCTTCAAATGAATCGAAATGTCTGCGAGTAGCGGTCTGAAATCCGCAAGACTTGTGTTGACAATCCTCAGTGACTAGGACTGTGTATTTCTTCACCTGTTTCATTTCCCTGTCTCCTTTCCTTAGATTTAATTCAGAATGTATTTCTGAATATGTGTGTAGTTTGCAACGTAGATTTCTGCGAGTTCTCTAATCTTCTTGTCGCCTGTGAATTGTAAGTGTCTGTAATCAAGACCATTGACATTCAGATAATCACCCATAGCAATCTTTAAACCTTCAACAATGTAATTGACCCAACCTTCGAATGTCATACTAGGATATTCCTCGGTGCCACAATCATTGATTCCGTTGAGGTAACCTTCGCATTCACAAGCGATTGCATACTTGATCTGTCCATCTAAATTTCTTGCTCTGTCATTGAAAATCCAATTTGATACGTTTGTCTTTGTCATCTTTCTTTCTCCTTCGGTTCACCCTTTTGATGAACCCCTTTCTCCTTACATCTTCATTCTATCACTTTTTTGGTGAAACGCAAGCATTATTTTATGATTTTGGTGAAAATTTTTTTCGGTTATGTTATTATGAGGTTGAGGAGAATGATATTATGACAAGAATTTATTTTAAGGAGAACCTTGCGAGGTTACGCAAGAACAACAAATTGTCCCTTGAACAAATGGGAAAGATAGTCGGTAAGACATACAATGCTATTTACAGATGGGAAAAGGGTGAGACAGAACCGACACTGATGGATGTTGCAATAATTTCCGAATACTTCGACATCCCTGTTGATGTGCTACTGTTCACAGACATTTCCCTTGATTATCCACCGACTATCTCTCAACGCATCCTTGATGATTATAAGACCCTCGACAAGTCTGATCAGGAAGTCGTCAATAATATGATAAAGGCACTCAAGAAATAGGGTGTCCCTTATTACGGACAGGAGACAAATATGCCAACATACAAATCCGATAAACCGACAAAGGATGGTCGCAAATACTTCTTCTATCTGTCTTGGACTGATCCTAATGGTGAAAAGAAACAGTATAAGTCCAAGAAATTCAAATTGCTCGCAGATTGTCAGAAAGCAGAGGCACAATTCCGTTTATCTATCAATAAGGCGGTTTTTGATAGGTTTACGTTCAACGAAATGATTGATGAATATATTTTACGGAAGGAAAAACAGGGTGCGAAACCATCGACAATGAACAACACAAGGAATTGCCTTGCTCACACTCGCAAAGTCCTCGGAAAAGTCCGCATTGACAAATTGAACAATCGGCAATGGGAATCGTTCCTGTCTTACCTTCAGGAACAACCAATGAAGAACCACCGAAGAAACCGCATCATTGAGTATTCAGTCGCAGTCTGCAATTATGCCAATAAGAAACACGGAGTGTTCACCTCAGTCCCTTCCCGTTTCGAGAAATTCAACGAACAGGCAGACAAACCATTGGATGACAAGATGGAATTTTGGACACCTGATCAATTCAGCACGTTCCTCTCTGTCGTTGATGACTCGTTGTATCATACCCTCTTCCTTCTCCTTTTCACGACAGGGATGCGTTCAGGTGAATGCCTTGCGTTGCAATGGAAAGACATCGACTTTGATGCCCGAACAGTCTCCATCAGCAAGACAGTGAACACCAAATTGAAGGGTCAGGCATTCGTCTTGTTACCGCCTAAGACTCGCACCTCAAATCGCACCATAAGACTCACACAGACCGCCTGTGACGGACTTTCCGCATTATATGACCAAGTAGTCAATTATCAGCAATTCACTCCTGAATGGTTTGTATTCGGTTGTGACAGACCTATTCCAAACAGTACACTGCAATCGAAGAAGAAACGATATTACAACAAGGCGGTTGCTATTGACCCAAGTCTGCCAAATATCCGCATTCATTCTCTCCGTCATTCGTGTCGGTCTGCTCTGATCAATTCAGGTGCTACCATTACCTATATATCGAAATTTCTCGGACATTCCTCAGTGAAAGAGACACTTGATACATATTCGCATTTCTTCCCAAGTGAGACAGACATCATCACTGACAAAATGGATGAAATTTTGAAAAAGTCTACCTAAAAGTCTACCTAAAACCTCAGAACATAGAAAAAACCCCGTATTTACGGGGTTTCTGTGCGTTTTGGTAGCCTGTACGGGATGTTTTTGATAGGTTAGTATAATTGCTCATACTGTCAAAAACCCTCTTAAATCGCCTTAAAATGCGTTAAATGACATAGTCTGCATCGGTTTAGGTAGATTTCTCTCATAAAAAGTCTACCTAAAATCTACCTAAAATCAAAACAGGAAGATGCCCGTCAGGTAAGTCGGAAAGGAACGACAACGGGCATCCTCGAAAGAAAGAAAACAAGTGAATTGAACAGACACACACAGTTCAATTTCGCCCATATTGTATCACTTCTTATGGTGAGAAAATAGGACAAAAAAAAGAAGGGGGTGATTCCCCCTTTTTGAGTCCTCAGACTCTCTTCTCTAATAAGTCGACTCGGGTCTCCAATTTTGCCAATTGGAGTCCGAAATTATTATGTGCCTCGACTTTATTTGATAATTTAACGATTTCCTCTTTCATCGTCTTGTCACGTTCTTCGAGAAGTGCCATTGTCTTGTTGTTCTGAATGATGACCATCACAACAGAAAAGAACCCCGAAAGCAGACCACCGATGATGCTTGATAATAGTGCGTTATTCATTCTCTACTGTTTCCTTATCATAGTAACCCGTTGTCTGTTTGATCAATTGGTCGATGCCTGTTGCACCAAGTCCTGATGCAAGTCCCTCAAGGGCAATGGAGAACCCGAACCCTAAATTCGCCCAAGCATTCAAACCGATTCCTAATACTCCGCAAATTAACGGAATAAATTTCTTGTGGTCATCCTTCATCAATGGTTTGACCATCAGCATCACTAAATAGACGAATGCTGAGATCATAGGCACTGCATATTCCTGAATGTTCATACTAATTCCCCCTTTACTTCAAGACTTTGATTGCATCCTGTATTTTTTTATTTGCTACTGACAACGCAACATTCAATTCCTTAGCATTTTTCTGTGCGAGTTCGAATTGTGCGGTCAGTTGTTTGTTTTTCTGTTTCTCTGCCTCATAAAGTGCCTTGTAGTCGGTGACAGGTAAATCCTCACCATCCATCACTGCAACCCAAAATTCACGATTATCAATAGTGTCAATCAGTGCCCACTTATACCCGTCTTTTTCGGTTTCCTTGTAAACGTTATAAATGCCCTTGAGACACATTTCATCGTAAATTGTTCCTGATGGTGCGTTTCTCAGTCTGCGTGTATCACTTCTGATCTCGCACTGATGTTTGCTCTCATCACGTTTGACAGGTTTCGGATATGTGATTCTTTCAGGCAGAGGTCTGCTCCAAGACGGAGCAATGTACTCTGTGTTGTACTGTTTGTCATAGTACAAATGAGGGAGAGGGTCTATTGCGTACTCACTCAATTTGTTGGTCGTACTGTTCCACACAAATTCCTCATACAGAGGAACAATGCGAGTCATATAGATGTGCAGATGTGTCCCGTTTGAATACCCTGTATTGCCTCTCTTCGCATTGCCGATTTTCTCACCCATTTTGAATTGAGTGCCGATTGCTGAGGTTATTGCGTTGTATAGGTGGATATATCCGACCCACCTTTTGCCTGTCGTGTAACGATGCTCTAATACGCACCAATAACCGACTTCGCCTGAATAACCCTTTGCAATCAGTGTCCCATCTTGCCAAGCAAGTACAGGACAATACTGATTTTTGTACCATCCAATGTCGAGTCCTCTGTGAGTCTCTGTGTTGAATTGCTTTGTGACTCCCCGTGCATCCGTTAAAGGAATGACACCGATTTCGTTCCAATCAATCATACTTTCTCCCTTCTAATAGCAAATATAATTAAGTCTCATAACAGTGACCGCACCCGATAAGTGTGCGGTTATTTCGCCTGTTGATGAATTCAGTGATGCCCTCAAGACAGGATTGCCTGCATCCTGAGTGCCACAAATTATGAATGTCTTTCCGACCATATTCGAATCTGTAAAGGTCAGAGTGTCTGTGGATGATCCACTGAAATAATAAGTCCCTGTCTTGAAATATCCATCAAGTCCCTGTTTGAACCTTTGACCACTGATGAGTCTTGCGGTCGTGTGTGCAGAGTTCTTGATGTCTGCCTCTGCTATCAGTGAATATGTCGTGTTAATCCATCCGACCATCTGATAGTCAGTCCCATCATATATGAGTGCAACGACAGACCCCGCATTCCAAGAGGATGCCCGTGAGGTGCTTGGAGCAGTCGTGCCATATCTCCTGATTGCGTGTGCTCCTGTCCCGTTGATGTTCAGTGTTGGATTCGCCTTAGTGTTCGCATTTGTGAATTTAATGAAAACCAAGACCCCTTCATACAATTGGAATGTTAAGTCA